TTGCCACCTAGCTCACCAAGTGTTGTTCGTTACGGCGCCGGTCACCTGCAGCGATGCCGACAACTCGACACGGCCGCCGACCGACGACGACAGCGACACGCTCGTCACCCACGCCTCAGCGGTGACACGGGCCTCGCCCGACACCGACCCGCCCGGACCCCACAGGATCGTCATGGTCGACGAGCCCGCCGACTGCGCCGCCTTCACGCCGGTCAGCAGCGAGAACATCGGGGCGTCGTAGGGGCCGCTGATCGAGACGGTGTCGCCGTCGGTGAGGCCGTTGATGAACGCCTTGGCGGCGGTGCCGAAGGCGCTGACGTCCTGCGTCTCGACCGACTGCGGCCAGTCGAACGAGTCAGCGAAGCGTGAGACGTTGGTGCCGGCGCCGTTGACGCCGTCGAGTGCGATGAAGGTGGTGGTTCCTGCACGAAAGGCCATGATCGGATCTCCTTGGTGATGGGGGTGGTGTGATTAGCGGCGAGCGAACGACACGAACCGAGTGGTCGAGCCGGTGCCCGTCACGTCGTCGACCACCCGGAGGTATCGACGGACCGTTGTGCCAGCGGCGACCTCGACACGTTCCGAGGTGACGCCGGTGTAGGTGGCGAAGGTGACCAACGTGGCCCAGCCGGTCGAACCGTCGACGCTGTGCTCGATGCGGCAGGCGTTGTTGGTGAGGCCGGAGAACGCCGTGACGTGGATGTGCGCCACGCCGCCGTTGGTCGTGCCGGCGGCCTGGTCGCGTGCGGTGCCGCTGGTGTCGGCGGTGATGGCGGTGAAGTCCTCGACCACCAGGCCGACGTCGAAGTTGCCGGTCGACTGGAACGCCGCCGAGCACGTCACCAGATCCGACACCGACGATGCGCCGGTGAAGTTGCCGAGGTGAGCGTTCACCATCACGGCCACTTCGCCGACAGCGAAACCATCGGGGCACAGCGTCAGCGGGTACGGCCCGGTCGCCTTCTGCGACTTGAAGGCGTCGAACTGCAGCGCCGTGGTGCCGACGGTGTCGAATAGCATGTCGAGCGACCCGGACGACTCGTCCTGCCCGACGACGAACGTCTTGGCGGTGTCGGTCAGCACCGTCGTGTCGAGCGCAGCGGTCTGCGCCGTCAGCGAGTAACCCTTGGTGTAGCCGGAAGCGTTGAGCAGCCCTACAGCGACCCTGCTGGCCTGAGCGGTCTTCATTGCCATTAGAACACGACCTCCACGTCGAGCGGCACGGCTAAGTAGTTCGACTCACCCTGCGACGACGCCGTGACTTCGCCGATGCGGATGACCTGCACGTAGTCGATGTCGACGCTCGACCAGTTGGCGTCGTCTTGGATCGCTGCCACGATCGAAGTAGCGCCGCTCAGTTCGCAGTAGTCGTCGAGCAGTACCTGCGCCGTGCGCTCGTTGGTGCGGTCGGCGTAGATGGTGACGGTGAACTGGAAAGCGGCCCTGTTCGAGGTGAACACCAGCCGAGGGTCGAACTCTCGTCGAGTGATGATGGCGATCGGGGCGGTGAATGTGTCCTGCCACATCGGCGCCGAGCGGAGCCCGGTCACGGCGATGGCGTCGGCGAGCGCCGAGCGCACGTCTTGCACCGTCGGCATCAGCCGACCCTCGGCTTGCAGTACGGCTCGAGGAGCGCCGCTGCGATCGGGTTGATCGTGCGACCGACCCGCAGTGCGGCGCCGGCGTTGGCGAACTCGGTCACACCGAACACGGCGTCGGCCGACTTGAACAACATGGCCGACTGCACGAGACACGCCTTCTTCACGTCGTCGGGGATCGCTGGCCAGCCGAACCGAGCCGTGACGCGCACGCCAGGTCGGCCCGACTGCGACATCGGGAAGTTGCCGTTGATCGCATCGACGAGCACGATCTCGTCGTACGGCCAGACCGGCACCCGGTCGGCGGCGTTGAGCGGCCGCAGGATGAAGTCGGTCGAGATGGTCAGCGTCGTCTCGAACACGCCGTCGTCGTCGTCGTCGACCTCGACGACCAAAGTGTTCACGGTCGAGATGTCGTCGACCTCGCAGCGTCGGTGGTCGTTGGCGTAGAACTCGCGAGTGTGCACGATCGAGTCCTGCCAGAACCGACGCCCGCAGTGGGCGTCGATCTGGCGGGACGCTGCGGCGATGGCCACCTCGAGCCGGGTGTCGTCGTCGGTGTCGGCCGACGGGATTCGCAGCTCTGGCTTCAGTTCCGCGAGGGTGCAATATCCGTGAATGATGGCCATGTCACTCCTCAGGAACTCGGATCACGGCGAACCCCCAGCAGTCGGGGAAGTTGTGCCATTGCCAACCGGTTTCGGCGATGAACTCGGTGACCGCCTTCTTCACCGGGTACAGCGGCCGGGGCGGTGCGCCTTCGGGCGTCGGTAGTTCGGTGTCGTGCAGACAGATGACGCCACCGGGACGCACCAGCCAGCGGTAGATCGCCAACTCCTGCACCGTGTGGTCGTACAGGTGACTGGTGTCGATGAACACGATGTCGGCCGGGTCGAGCGCCGCCACCAGTGCCGGGTCGGTGTCGTCGCCCTGGACGTGGGTCCAGTTGTCGTGCTCACCGATGGCCGGTGCTGCGTCCAGGTCGACCGACGTGAGCCGACCGCCGGTGCGCTGCAGTGCGTGCAGCCAGGCGATCGTCGACACGCCCGACCGAGAGCCGAGCTCGAGCACGTGCTGGGCGTCGAGCTGTTCGACGAGTTGCACCATCCGAGGAAGGTGCAGGTAGATGTCCGATGGCGTCTTGCACGCCTCGGCGTACTGCAGGTCGAGCAGGTCGGCGCTCATCGGGGCCGATACCACGACGCCGGGGCGTGGCCCTCCACGATCCATTTCGGCCATGACTCATCGACGTCGACGGGCTTCATCTTCGTGCCGTCGACGTGGATGCCGTCTCGGTAGAACGTGTCGCGCTCGAGGCCGTCTCGGATCTGGTCCTCGACCTCGGGATGGCAGAAACTGCCAACCTTGCGGATCGCTGCTTCCGGCCCGCCGAGCCAAGACAGGTGCCAGCCGGCGTCCTGCAGGTGTGGCGGGCACAGTGCCGTCATGCGCACGTCGCGCATGTAGGAGAACCGGCGCGCCTCGGGGAACTTGGCGAGGTGGCCGACCGTGGCGGCGACGGTGCCGTACCACGGGTGCGGGTAGAGCCAGTCGACGGCCCAGAAGTGCCCTCGCTGGCCGAACGACCAGAACCCCTGCGGGCGGCAGTTGCGAGCGTGCAACGCCCTCGGGATCTCGTCGACATCGGACTGCAGGATCACGTCGTGATCGCTCAGGTCGAGCCGTGCCAGCCCTCGGCCGATGAACTCGCGCTGTGCGTGCTCTCGTGCCCAGGGATCGTTGTCCTGCGCCTTGCTCGGCATCTCACCCTCGTCGACGACGACGTGCACGATCTTGTCTGCCCAGGGGGCGAACCGTTCGGCGTGCTCGGCGTACCACAGCGGCTTGGCGTGGTCCTGGTGGTCCCGTGTGGCCTCGACGACTACGAAGGCGTCGACCGAGTCGTACAGCTCGACCAGTCGGCATTCGAGGATGTCGTGCTCGTTGTTGAACGGGAAGGCGTCGATGACCTTCGGGCGGGTCACTTGCGGCCCGCCTTGTAGCCAGCGATGATCGGCACCCGGCTCATCCACGTCTTGCGGTCGGCCTCGCTGGCGTCGACTGCCGCCATGTAGATCGGGTCGGCCTCGCGTGCGGACTCGTTGCCGTCGTAGCCCGGGTGGTGGTGAATCACCCGGCAGTCGTGAGCGTGGCCGTAGACGCCTCGCGCCTTGGCCAGCTCGATGACCTCCTTGTCGGAGTACCAGTGCCGGTAGACCTCAGAGATGACCACACCGGGGCCGTCAAGGGTGGAGCCCTCGTCGTCGATGTAACTGCGCCGAATCAGGAAGTGGTCGGCGTGCGAGCCGTTGGCGACCGCCGGGTTGCGGACCCGGCCAGCCTCGGAGTCGTTGGTGCCGACCACGTCGAAGCGGTCGGTGAGCGCCTGCGCAGCCTCGAACCAGCCGGGCGTGAACTCGCAGTCGTCGCCGACGACGAGCACCCAGTCGGCCGACGACTTGCGTACGCAGGCGTTGACGTTCTCGGCGTAGGTCTTGCCTTCCTCGCCGACGATGAAACTCACCGTCGCCGGTGCCGTTGCCCACAGCGACAACTCGAACCGGTCCCGGTTGGCGTCACGCATCAGCGGCACGATCACGTCGCACCGCTCCATCGGCGGCTTGTCGGCGGCCGGCGGCTGCGGCTCGAGGTTGGCGATCAGTGGCTGCCAGTACGACGACCAAACCTTCTCGACGTCGTACTTGGCAGCGAAGCCGATGCTGAGTTCGGCGATCTGCGCCAGGTCAGCCTTGTACGCCTGGCAGAGCTTGTGGTACACGTCGATGGTCGAGGCGCACAGGTAGCTCGCCGACTGCGGTGCGTCCCATTCCAACTGCCCGGTGACAGACCAGCCGTAGCCGACCAGTTCGCTCTGTGCCGAGAAGTCGGAAGCGATGACGGGCGTTCCGCACGCCTGCGCCTCGATCATCGGCACGCAGAACCCCTCGCCCCGACTCGGAGCGAGCAGGACGTCGCAGCTGCTGTAGAGCGCCGCCATCATCTTCGGCGAGAAGCCGATGCGGTGGGCGTAGGCGTCGGTGAAGATCAGCGCGTGCACCGGGATGGCGGCGTGCTTGGCGAGTTCGATCAGGTCGATGCCGCTGCCGTCCATGCCGAACCGGTCGGAGTGCACGACGAGCACGGCGTCCTGGTGCTCTTTCCAGAACGCACCGAACGCCCGAAAGGCTTCATTGAAGCCCTTACGGTCCTTCGGGTCTTTGTTCATGGCGACCATCAGCACGGCGAAAGCGTTCTGCGGGATGCCAAACACCGTGCGGGCGTCCTGCGTCTCGCCGTTGATCTCGAGGTGCGTCGTCGGCTTGTAGTCGGCCGTGTCGACGGCCAGCGGGGCGTACAGCGGGTCGAGCCCGGCTTCGATGAGCTGCTGCTCGCCGAACCGTGACATCGCCACCGGGATGGCGCCCGAGCGGTGGAAGAACTTGACCACGGCCGGCGGTGCGGGGAAGTGGTCGACGGGCGTCCAGGCGAGCACCTTCAGGTCGTCCATCGGCACCCGGCCGAGCACCCAGACGTCGGTCAGCGGGATCACCCAGCCCGACGACAGGTCACCCTCGAAGAAGTGCTCGGCGTGGCCGCGCAGGATGTCGATCGAGTTCTCCAGCCGACCGGACGGGTAGAGCGTGACCGGGCCGTAGGGCGTCGGCCATTGCTTGACGCCGATCTGGTGGCCGTAGGTGCAGGCGACGGCGACGTCGTGGCCGTCTCGCTTGAGACGAGTGACGAGGTGTCGGCACTGCACGCCGTAGCCGGTGGGCGAGTCGGGCGAGTTGGCGTGGATCAAGAACTTCATGCGGCACCCACCCGGGCGGCGTGCGTGCGGTACTCGATGCGCTGGCCGACGGTGATGGTGCCGACGAGCACGAACTCGGGACCGTCAGCGGCGACGGAAACGACCTGCTCGCCATCTCGTTCGACGGCGTGCAGATCCTCGTGCATGGTGGCGCGAGGGATGCGGTGGATGGGCATGGTTCCTCCGGGCAGGGGGTGGGGTGTGGGGTATGGCCCCCGGGCAGGAGAGCGAGGCGCCGCGGCACCTGGCGCTTCTCCTGCCCGGGAGATCGTCAACGCTGGGGGCGTTGGAAGGTCAGACGCTCTGCTTCATGACGTTCACGGCGGCGGCGTCGAGCAGGTCGCCGTCCACTCGCCACTTGCCACGGAAGCCGATCTCGTCGGTGTCGAAGTATCGGCTGTCGTCACGCTCGATGACCGGGTTGCCCACGGTACGGACGTAGTAGGCCGACATGTCACCGAAGGCGACCGTCTTGTTGTTCGAGCCGGCAGCGGCGACGTTCGGGTCGGTGTAGACCGGCTTGTCGAGCAGACGGTCGGGCTGGCCGTTGATGATGCCGTTGGTGAGCGACGGCTGCCACAGGAACGCACCGATGGTGCCGCCTGCGCCGTCGCGCAGCTTGCGCAGCGTGCCAGCCGTGGAGTCGTTCATCAGCCATGCGGCGTCGGGCGAGCTGCGGTACTCGTCGTTCACGCTGTACTGCAGGTCGATGAGCTTCTCCACCGTCGGCGTGATGAGCGAGCCACCGGTGGCGATGGTGCCCGAGCCGACGATGGCGGTCATGATGCCGTTGGGGCGCCCCGAGCCAGAGCCAGCAACGAGGTCGGTGGCGATGACACGGCCGAGCGCACGGCCGATGTTGCGGCCGAGGAAACCCTCGATGTCGATGCCGGAGTCGGTGACGACCTCGGATGCCACGACCGCCAGGGCGCCGTACTTGAAGGCGTCGAGGCGGGTACGGGCGAAGGTCGGATCGGTGCCGCCGATGGCGGTGCCCTGAGCGACGACGAGCGTGCCGATCGTGTGCGCCGACACTCGGGGCAGGTCGAGCGGCTCGCCCGAGGTGGTGTTGAGCTTGGTGGTCGGCGCACGGAAGATGCCGTTCGACGCCTCCATGTACTCGTACAGGGTGCGGGCCAGCGTGGTCGGCACGAGCGAACCGGCCGAGCCGGTGTCCCATGCGAGGTCACGCAGTTCCATCGGCGATGCGCCCTGACGGAGCAACTCGCGCTCCTTGGCGGCCGAGCGGATGTCGACCTCGAAGGAGACCTTCTCGCCACGCATGCAGGCGTCGAGGAACGAGCGCAGCTCGTTCACGGCCTGCTGCGGGGTGGCGACGCCGGGGTCGCTGCTGAACACGCGGGCCTGAGCCTCGCGCAACTGGGCGGCCTCGCTCTCGCGACGCTCGCGCATCACGTACTCACGGATCTCGGCGTCGAGCTCGTCGATCTCGGCGTCCATCCGCTCGATGCGGGCCTGCTCTTCGGCCGTGCGCTCACGGCCTGCGGTGTTGTCGAGTTCAGCCTTCTGAGCGTCCCACGCCCGCAGGCGCTTCTCGTTCAGCTTCTCGACGTGTGCACGAATGTCCATCGTGGTGGTGTCCTTTCGGGAGAGTGTGCGACGTGCCCGGGGTGGGCCGTCCAACAGGGGGTTGGGTGTCGCGACGGGTCTCGTCAGGTGCAGGTGCCTTGCGGCGGCGTGCGGCGTGGGGAGCGGGTCGCAGGTGCAGCGTCAGGTCAGCGCAGGGCGCAACAGACGCTTGCGCTCGAGCCGTTCCCGGTCCATCCGGTCACGGTCGGCGAAGGTGTCGACGGGTGGCTGCGGCAGGCGGGCCTCGAAGAAGGCCAGCGCGCGACGCACCTCGTCGTCGGTCATCTCGGCATCGGTGAGCGATGCCAGCATCTCGTCGAACGAACGCATCGACGATGACGTGTACGGGTTGGCGCCCTGCCACACGACCGACGCCTCGAACAGCTGGAGTTCCTTGATGGTGCGCTCGGTCATGTCGTCGTTCCACTTGTCTCGCGCCTTGGGCACGGTGAAGCCGATCGACATCTGGCGCATCTCGCCACGGGTCACGGCGCTGCGCAGGTTCTGCACGTCGCTGCGGGCCGGGTCGAGCTCGGCCGAGACACGCAGGTCCGGGTCGGCCACCAGGCGCAGCGTGCCAGCCGAACGGGTGGCGAGCGGGATGCCCTTGTGATCGTGGTTGATGAACAGCGCCACGTCGGCCTTGGAGTCGCGCAGCGTCTTGGTGAAGGCGCCGGCGGCGATCGTCTCGGTGAACGTGCCGAACATGTCGTGCACCGTGTAGGGCGCATCGACGACCGATGCCACGCCCTCGAAGGTGTAGCCGTTGTCGCCGCCCTCGCGGAACTCGAAGTCGGTCAGGTCGTAGTGGCGGATCTGGCGGCCAGTGCCGCGTTCGTCGATCATCATGTGAGCACCTCCTCAGGTGAGCAGTAGGAGCGAGGCGAGGATCGCCTCAAGTTCTTCGTCGACGGTGCGACGGAGGGGTTTGACCGGCAGGCCGACGAACGTCCTGCTGCCGCTGCCGGGATCGTCCTGCGGCGGCTCGGGCGGTGTCGATCCCTGTGACTGCAGCAGCGTGAGCAGCACGGCCGCTCCTCTCGACTACAGCGCCTCGAGCGTGGCGATGATGTCCTCGGTGGTGGCGATCTCGGCGTCGGCGGCGGCGATGGCTGCCGAGTCGCCGAGGCGCGCCGCTTCGGCACGCAGCACCGTCTGACGAGCGACCCACGTGCGGGCCTGACGGATCAGGTCGTCGACGGTCATCAGATGACCATCGCCCGCAGCATCACAGTGCTGGTGTTGAGCACCATGTAGACGTAGTCGATCTTGGTGGCGCCGTCGGCGTAGTGGACGTCGAAGCTCGTGTCGCCAGCGATGGCTGCGCCCTGGGTGTACGTCATCGTCGACCAGCCGTCCTGCTCGCTGGTCACGACGTTGTACCGGAACCATCGGCCGGTCGCGTCCTTCTGGACGTAGATGGCGTTGTTGCGATACACGTACTTCGATCCAGCGCCGAACACCTCGGTCGCCGGGGCGTACGTCAGAGCGCTCGCCCAGGTGTTCGCAGCGATGTCGTAGCGGTCGAGCACGGCGCCAGCGCCGCCTCGGAAGCTGTAGATGTACCGGCCGTTCAGGATGGCCGACTCGTTCGCCCACGCTGCGTCGGTGGCTTCCCAGACCCAGTGCCCTGACATGCCGACTGCCGGGGCACCGGCACGGGCAGCGGTTGGCGACAGCGTTGTCCAGGTGCCTGCCGAGATGGAGTAGCGGTACAACGTGACCGCCGCCGAGCCCATGTAGTAGATGAAGTCGTCGTTGCCCTCGATGGAGTAGACCGAGGTGGCGTCGGGGTTCGTCGTCCATGCCGCCGAGGTGGTGAGCACCGTCGCGGTGTTGGAGGCGATGGTGCGGATCTGCCCGGCGCCGGTGCCGCTGACGATGCGGACCTGGTAGTTCGTCCACTGGTTCACGGTCCAGGTCTTCGCCGAGTTCGTCAGCGTCGATGCACCGCCCGCCGTGGCGGTGCCGGTGGCGAACGCTGCATAGCCCTCGCCCTGCCACGACGGTGTCGCGATCAACTTGGAGTCGGTGCCGATCACTGCCGCCGGGGCGATGCCGTCGGTGGCGCCCGTCTCGGCTGCGCCCCAGGTGTTGAGGGCGAAGTCGTAGAACTTGAACACGTTGGCCGTGGTGGTGCCCGACGCCGTGATGGCGTTCAGGACGTACCAGCGGGGCGTGAGGAGGCGGAACGTGGTCGACGCTGTGAACGCCGACGCCTGTACCGGGACGGTGATGACCGAGGTGGCGCCGACCGTGTTCGACGAGATCGCCAGCGTCGCGCCAGCGTTCGGGCCGCCGGTGATGTGGATCGAGTACCCACGCAGGTCACGGGCCAGGGTGAGGTTCGTCGTGATCGTCGAAGTCGTGCCAGCGGTCGCCGTGCCGCTCGGGCCGACCGACGTGGCCGTGCCGCACGCACCGACAGCGAACGTGCCAGCGAGAGCGCCGGACGGGATCTGCACCCATGCGTCTTCTTGCGCCGAGTAGAGGTACTGCACCGTCGCGCTGACCACGTACAACTGCTGCTGGCGGTAGTGGCGCGACGAGGCGATGAACGAGCCCGCCACGGTCGCCGTGGGGGCAGGGGTGCAGAACTCCCACCGCTTCAGGTCGAGGATCTTGCGGTTACCGTTGGTCGTTGCCATCAGATCACGCTCACGTTTCTGCGGAGGCTGTCAGCGCCGAGGCGCATCAGTGCCGGAATCTGCTCGAATGCCGGGTTACCACCGACCTGCGTCTGGTTCGTCAGCGTGCCGACCGTCGTGACGGTGCCGACCGTGGTGATCGTCGCCAACGTCAGAGAGCCAGTGATGGCGTCCACCACGACACGTAGACGACCGGCCACATCAGGCATCGACTGGCCAATGGAACGGCTGAGCGCCTGCACTGCCATGCGCATCGCCTCGAGCGCCTCGACGACCTCGCCCTGCGTGAGCGTGACCGGCATCGGGTTCGACTCGGACACATCGACGGCGGTGCCGTCGTCGCCGATGCCGAGCTTGACGCGCTGGTGCAGCACGCCGCCGATCTCGTCGGCAGCGACGGTTGCCCCGGTTCCTGGGGTGTACCCGACGTTGTCGGCCATCAGTTCGTCACCTTCTTGGCGCCGACGATGCGGCCCGACGGGTCACGCGTGAACGTGATGGACTCGTCGCCGGAATCCTGCGGCTGCACGTAGACGATCGGCGGGGTCTGCGTTGGGACGTTGACCGTCACCTCAGCCGGCGGGACGTTCACCGTGACCGGTGTCGGCTCGACGTTGACCGTGACCTGCGCCGGTGGGATGTTGACGATCGGGGCCGGGATGATGATCGGCTCCTGACGCATCTCCACCTGCAGCGAATCCGGCAGGTGGATGTGCGTGTCGGACGTGCGGGTCGACTGCTCGGCCATCGCTGCTCGCATCTCGGCCATCATCAGCGCAGCGTTCTCCTCCATCGGGGCCACCTCGGGGGCGTCGGGCGTGTCGTCCATCGGCGGCAGGTCTTCCCAGTCGCGCGCCTCGTTCGGCTCGAGGAACCCGGCGCCGATGCCGACGGCGTAGGCGGCATAACGGGTCTGCAGGTCACCACGGAGCAAGGCGCCGAGGTTGAACTTGACGTACCGGGGCTGCGCCAGCAGGTCCGACAGCGCCTTCTCCAGACGCACAATCCACGGCAACAGCGTCACCCGGACGAAGCGGGTGTTGCGCTGCTCAAGGTTGGCGTAGGTCAGCGACGAACCCTCGATGCCGATGCCGAGCTCGGTCGGGTCGATCATGAACATCTGGCCAGCGATCTCGGCCGACGTGAACTTGCGGGTGGCGAGGAACTGCGCCTGCTCGTTCGTGACGCCGGTCGGCTTCCACACGGCGCCCTCTTGCAGCACGCCGGGCAGGCCGCGACCGCCCTCACGGCGACGACGGCGCCACTGGTCGGCGATGGCCTTGAGCGTCTCGGACTGCGCACTGCCAGGCATCTCGATGACGCCGGGCATGTTGCCCTCGCCCTCGAAGTAGCCGGTGCCGAACTTGACGGCGGCCAGGCCGAGCCCGATCGACTGGCGGGCGTACTCCACCGGCGACAGGCCGACGTCGGAACCCGGCAGCATCAGCCCCTTGAGATGGAGCATCTCGGCATCGACACGCTGGCCGTTCACCATGTAGGCCAGGCGGCCGCGATCACGGGTCACCCGCACCTTTGACGGGTCGAGCGGGATCAGTTCGACGATGGCGCCGACCTCATTGCGCAGGACGACGACGTAGGCGTTGCCGTGCAGCAGCAGCGACGACAACACCTGCGACACCCATGCGGTGAAGTCGAGATTCGTCGTCGGCTGCTGCAACCACTTCGGCTTGGCGACTTCGATCTTGGCGTCGTCGCCGGTGCGGCGATACACGTCAAGCGGCAGCGTGGCGATGGAATCGGAGATGAGGCGCACCGACCCGTAGACGGTGAGCAACTGCATCGACGTCTG